CATTTAATGGCACTCACACAGTAACCGATGACGAAATTTCAGATTATGTATTCACAGTCGCAATCACCAATGCAGATATATTGGAGAAAAATATCATCCCAGCAGGAAACGCTGCGCTCTCTGGATTATCAACCTATGTCGGAAATGCCAATGCTGAAGCTGCAATTCTGGCTATCTCAGTCGAAATATTCCAAGCAAGAACCGCAGCTGGAGGATCAATAGAAGGCGTAGATTTTAGCGTAACCCCTTACCGCCTATCTAAGAATTTACTTGCCAAAGTAACTGGCTTACTTGGGCCTTATCTTGATGTTGAAACTATGGTTGGCTAATGCCTATCTCAACAGATGTCCGAGGCGCTATTAAAACTGCTCTATCAACAGTAGCAGCCAATATTTATGACTCAGTCCCAGAAGCCCCAATTGTCCCTGCAATTGTCATCATTCCAGACTCGCCCTATATGGAGCTTGAAGTCTTGGGCAAAGTCACAACTAGAGTCAAATTGAATTACACCATCACCGCTTGCGTTGCTTACTTTTCCAATGCAGCAGCTCTTGATAATTTAGAGCAATTAGTTATGAGTATTCTTGGAAAATTAAACGCTTCCAAGTATGAGTTATCGACAGTCGAAAGACCATCAGTAACTGAAGTAGGAACTACTACCCTGCTAGTTTCAGATATACGCTTGAGCGTCCGCTACGAGCAAACCGCATAGGAGACCCAATGACAAGAATCATCACAGGGCGCGATGTGACCTTCACACTTGATACGAAGCCATATGACGCTCAAACAACCTCAGCCACACTTTCAGCTGAGACAATTATCGAGACCTATCAGACACTTGATGGTCGCGCTTACAAGTCAGTTGATAAGCAATGGACATTTACAATCGAATTGTTGCAGGACTGGGGCAACACAGCCGCTTACGGCTCTTTGTTCGAGTCAATGTGGAACAATGCTGAGCAAAACCCAAATACAACAGTTCAAGTAGTTTTCACCGCCGTAACTGGAGCAGTATTTACTTTCAATGTATTACCTATTTTCCCAACCGCTGGAGGAGCTGCACCAGGAGCCCTTACCGACACTTGGACTCTTACAGTAGTTGGAACACCTGCAGAGTCTTACACCTAATAGATCGGAGCATCGGGAGCTATGAAAATATCAATCACAATTAAATACAGCTCAGGCGAATCAGTTACTTATCAGGCTGGATTGCCAGAATGGGCTAAGTGGGAACGCAAAACTGGTAAGTCGATTTATTCGATGAAGGATATTACGGCTTACCAGCAAGCGGACTTCTTAGATCTTGCTTACTTTGCGTATAAACGCGAAGCAGCAGGAAAGCCAACCAAGTCCCAAGAGATTTGGGAGCTGACAGTTGAGGAAATGACGATTGGAGATGAAAGCCCAAAAGTTACGAGCCCGGAAGCATCAACCGACTAATCATCGAGATTGCTATCGCAACTGGGATTCCAATGCCTTACTGGACAGATATAGATCAAGTAATGACGGCCATAGATATATTAAAGGAGCGTAGCGGTGGCAGATGAGTTACCAATCAGCTATGACAAGCGCGAGCTCCGCTCAATTATTACCGCGTTCAAAGCGATGGATGATGAAGCCGTTAGCCAAGCTAAACGAGAATCTAGCGCGTTGGCTACTTACGCAGCGAATGAAATCAAAGCCTATGCACTCACAAGGACCTTTGGTCAAGAAGCAGTTAGAAGAATTGCAACAGGCGTTAAAGTCTCGGCCAGTTCCAAAATCGGAGAGTTTTCTTACGGCTTTGCAAGTCAGCGCTTTTCTGGTGGCGGTAGCACACAAAAACTCTGGGCGGGTTATGAGTTTGGAAGTAATCGCTTGCGTCAGTTCCCCAGAAGAACACCAAGCAAAGGTCGCGGAAACGCTGGCTACTTTATCTACCCAACCCTTCGTAAGATTCAGCCTGAATTGATTAAGAAATGGCAAGAAGCATTTTCCAAGATATTGAAAGAGTGGGATAAGTAATGGCTGGCAGTAGAACGCTCAAGCTCTCGATTCTTGCTGATGTTGCTGATCTCAAGAAAAATCTTGATACTGGCTCTAAAGAGGTTGAAGGCTTTGGGGGTAAATTAGAGAAGTTTGGCAAGGTTGCAGCAGCAGCCTTTGCAGCAGCAGCGGCAGCAGCAGCGGCCTATGCAGTCAAGCTAGCCGTTGATGGCGTCAAGGCAGCAATTGAAGATGAGGCCGCTCAGCTTCGTTTAGCCAACGCTCTTAAGAATGTTACAGGCGCAACAAATAATCAAATAGCGTCTATTGAGAAACAAATATTAAAGACTTCTTTGGCTACTGGTGTTGCTGATGATCAACTTAGACCAGCACTTCAAAGATTGGCAATAGCTACTGGTGATGTTGATGAATCCCAAAAATTATTAAACCTTGCTTTAGATATTTCAGCCGCTACTGGTAAAGGAGTAGAGGCGGTATCAAATGCCTTAGGTAAAGCTTATGAAGGCAATACCGGTGCTTTAGGCAGACTCGGTGTTGGATTATCAGCTGCTGAAATCAAGACGCTTGGACTTGAAGGCACAATGCAAGAATTGGCTAACACCTTTGGTGGCGCAGCGACAGTTCAAGCCAATACTTTTGAAGGTCAAATCCAAAGACTTAAAGTGGGCTTTGATGAAGCCAAAGAGTCGGTAGGAGCAGCTTTACTGCCTACCCTTAAAACGCTTTTAGATTATTTTATAAACACAGTTATTCCTAAATTTATAGAATTTAAAGATAGGGCCTTAAAACCAGTTACCGATGCAATTGCTAGAAATAAAGATTCATTAACTATTCTTTATAACTTTATCAAAGACTTTGTAGTCCCAATATTACTTAACAATTTGGGATCAGCACTAGGATTTATTGGCAAGGTTGCAGGTGGGATTCTTGATGTCATTGGCGCAGTAGTCAATGGAATTAAGAGCGCAGTCAATTTTGCTATTGATGCTATTAATGCTCTTATTCGCGCTTATAACGCCATTCCTATTTTGCCAAATGTTTCGACCATTTCCAAGCCTTCTTTTTCAACGCCAAGCATTCCAAGTAGTTCAGGACTTCCAAAAATTGCTGGCGCTCCAAGTAGCCCAAGCATCCCAACAGCTCCTAAGCCATCTACTACTCCAAGCGCTCCCTCAAGTTCAGCATCAGCTCCTAGCACTCCATCAATACTAGTTCCAAGCGGTAATGCAATCCCATCTAACTTTAATGTTGCTGGGACAGTTGCAGCCAATAATGCTGGTGTCACTATAAATGTCAATGCCCCAAGCGCTATTGATGAAGAAGGATTTACTAGAGCAGTTATCTTGGCGCTAAATCAGACTCAAGCCAGAACGGGTGGCGGGGGTAGCCAACTAGTCTTATGAGTATCTGGAATCCTGTCTATCGCGTTAAGGTAAATGGATCAACAGTTACTGGCGCAACACTTAGCGGCTTAACTATTACCTCTGGTCGCACCGATATTTACTCTCAGCCAATTGCAGGATATTGCAACCTAACACTTATCGAGACTGCTGAAGCATCAGTTCCTTTCGAGATTAATGATGCAGTGACTATTGAAGTCCAAGATTCAAGCGCTACTTTTGTAAATTTATTTGGTGGGTTTATTACAGATTTAGGCATTACAGTTCAAAATTCTGGCTCAACTGCAATTAGTCAGCAAATCAAAATAGTAGCCGTAGGAGCTTTGGCTAGATTAAGTCGAGCCGTTTATGTAGGCAATTTCCCTCATCAATTTGATGGTGACCGCATTTTGGAACTTTTAGAAGGAGTTCTATTTAATCAATGGAACGAAGTCCCAGCTGCTTTAACTTGGGCAACCTACGAGGCAACCACTCAATGGCAAGATGCAGAAAATACTGGGCTTGGAGAAATTGATACCCCAGGAGATTATGAACTACACTCTGAAAACAATCTTAATGACACAGTTTATAACCTAGCCTCTCGCTTTGCGACTAGCGGACTTGGCTACTTATACGAAGATGCTC